GTCTGATAAAATTCAATTGACAGGTCCTCCATTATATCGAAATATTCTTCTTCTGTCAGACTAGAGTAAATTCGTCGTCCTTTACAGAGAATATTATAGCGATCGTTAGACATACTAATCAGATAACCCTTGTTTTTTCGTGACCGACTCTAATACGAGGATCGCACCAGATATCAAATCCAGCATCTTTAGCATCCAAACAGAATGATACGTCTTCTCCACACATATCTTGTACTTGACCAGACTCAAAAACTTGCATCTTTGGTGCAAACCAAGGATACTTCATTTCCGAGTGTTCAAAGACTCCATTCTTAATCAGAAGCCATCCAAAACCAGTGTAGTCAACAGTAAATGGTTTACGACGTTTTGAGATGGTTTCAAGTGTTTCGTGGTTCATGACTCCACCATTGTTACGGAAATCATCTTCATCAAGCCAGTGTGCAACAGAAGTTGTCATTCCATCTTCGGTGCAGTACCAACCAGCGGCAATGTCTTTTTCCATCAAAACAAGTTGGAAAAACTTTTCCGTATTGAAAACAATATCAGAATCAATCCAAAGTTGCCAATCATAATGGAGTTTGCCATCCCAGGGAATCTGATCAGGTCCACGCAGTACATTCGCACCTAAACATTTGCATCTTGCAAAGTTTACCATCGATGAATAATCTTGCGAGATCTGAATGCTAGCACCCGATTGCACAAGGTCAAAACAGAGTTGTACAAAGTTTTTGAGGTAAGTATATGATACTCCTCTTCCTGGTAGGCAGAATACAATAGTCTTGCCCCGAATTAATTCACGGGCTTTGTCATAGTCCCATTCTTCTACAGACCCTCCAGCTACAGGGGCCTTTGCTTTTACAGTAAATCCTTTAGCCATAATTGAGTGTAATTACTTTCATATCATACAGTATTATCTATGCAATGTCAATTACTTTCTTTCTGAGAGAATGATTTCATTTGCAGATAATTCCAATCTAATCTCGGTGTCTTCGTACCAACTTAAATCATTAATAATATGTTCTGGTATTATCAAATAATACTCCCCAGAAATTGGATCGACTTGTAGGGGTTGAAAAATTTCTCCGGAATTTTTTCTCATCTATATGAATCTTTATTTTATTTTTTATATAGGGAAATTTTTTTTTATATGAGTGTTATAAAGAGATGGCAAAAGCAAGACTTTATAGCTTATGGGAGGTAGGGGTTTTTATATCACGGCGGCAACCCCCCGAAGGGGGCGCATATAAAACAACTGCCAGGTCACGAACGAATGATATACCTAACCACGTCCTACGTAATCACAATGGAGACCCGCAAGTTCCCACGCAGGATAACCATCAATGCCCTCACGATTGAGTGAACGACCGAACGAATCATCACGGTGAGAGTTAAGTTGCGGACGACCTTTAACAACATTGGTGCTCACCCATACGGTTTGACGGGTGTTAAGATCAGACGCAATACTGTAGAGTGCCATGATGTTGAGTGAAGAATGTTCGAACGGTTCAGTGTAATTCAGTCACGGGCAGAATCAAACACCGAATAGAAACAATCCCACGCCCAAGTATCGGCAACGAATGTATCAATCCCGCACTGATCACAAACCCATTCGTATGCTGCGTCACAGTCTGCATTAGTCTCAACCACGAAGTTGTAGAGAGAAGCAATAGCACCACGGAAGCAATCATTCTCCATTTCAGACACCCACCACTTTCCAGTTTCAGTGCTCTTGTTGATCATCTTGCCGTCAATGGAGAATGCTTTGATCACGGACATTTGAGTTGCCTTTCTTTGACTCTTTTAGTATTGCACAAAAAAGGTGCCCACGGGGAGAATCGTGGACACCTTATCAACTGTCACCAGATAACAGGATTGCCCTGCAGATCTGTTACAGTTCCCTGTTCATCATCAGTTGCGATGGTATCAAGAATCTGCAGGATTTGCTCCCCATTGTCACCTTGACGAAGCAGGGAGATTGCAAGTTCGAAAGTCATTTTAGAAACGAAGTAAGTGTTAACGAAGGGGGAAAAGTTTAGGGTGCCAGGTGAGCAGGAGATCCGCAGGATCGATAGAACTCAACCATACGTTCTGCCTCATCCAAAGTCTTAAACCATTGCGACCTCCATTCACACTGATTGTATGGGGTCTGATAACGAACTTCGTATCGGATCATTTGTGACAGAAAGGAATGAAAGTTGCGGTGAGTTTAATGTCATCACCAGGACAGATGTTCAGTTCAGACGCATACCAGAGAAGAACGGAATTGTGCCGAATTGATTAGAGTGAAAGAACCATTGAAAGTTCTTTTGAAACACACTCTCATCACCAACACCGTGCTCACGCAGAATAGCATTGAGACGGGATTTGGTGGTGACAGTTTGATGCCCACCATCGAAAAGTTCAATCCAGGTTTCACCAATGCGGGCAATCAAATTACCGTGCAGAAAGACATCGGTAACGTTGCTGCAGGAAACAACCTCAGTGTTTGCCATTTTGAAATCTTTGCCTGCAGTGATAGCAGCATTCATCAGACGTTCGATCTTACGCATTTGGCAATTGCGATTGAAATGGGATGGGCAGTCCTCACCTCTGCCCTTGGGGGGTTCTCCTTCCTCCCCCCTGATGAACATAGTATGGCACGGGATGGGGGGCAGGTCTAGGGGGTTTGTGCCACTTCCTCAACTGGCACACTGGAAACGACCTGAGTTGAAATTGTGATAAGAAAAGACCTCACGATTCACCAGTTTGAACATACCAAACTCATTGGTCATCACATAACCTTCGGCATCGATTCTGTTGTGCCCGATGTATGCTGCGGGACCATCATTGCGGCACAGGAACAAACAATCATCTTTGATCGACTTCACCAATGCCCACAAACGAATCAGGTTAGGATCACAATCAAACTCATTCACACTCTCTACACTGATCTGTTCACCAGCACGAATGCAGGCATTAAGTTGTTGTTTGATCTTTGCTGCTTCCTTATCAGTTACAAAGGTCACAGTGGTTGCCATCTGACGGGCAAATTTGCAGATCTCATCAACATCGGCAAAGGACGTTTGACCGTGCAGAATGTATGCATTCGGTTTCACATATTTGACCGATTCGGTATCATTCCAGACTGCACGATCAGGGAATGCCTGAGCATCACGCAGATCGTTCTCAGCATAATAGCAGGTGTGAGGTGCAATGATAATTTGCTGAGAAACTACCTCAGGGAACTGATAGGTGATGGTGTTGGATTTGTATTCAGTAGATCCACCAAACCCGATAAAGTCTGCCTGATAAATGGTGTCTGTATGAGGTAAGCAATCAAAACAAGAGTGAAGAATTTCTGCAACATTTCCATCGTAGAATTGATCAATCTCTTCATGATTGTGAGCAATACGAATCTTTTTCTTGTTGAACACTGCTTTAGTGCCAACGAAAAATGTACCAGTTGCAGGATCAATTCCCCACACAATTGCGGGAGCACCGTCTATCTTAACAGACAAAGTGCCAGGAGTTACAAACCAATCCAGGACAGAAAGATCACCCGTGAGGATGGTATCTTCAGGGTGCTCAAGGTGGGTGTTTTTCATGCTTTCAGTCTACAGGGTCGGAAGTCGGATCTGGGGTCTCAGTGTGCCAGTTCAGAGATCGTCCCACCAAATGAAATCGTCGGCATTGCTCAAACTACCCTTCACCTTGACGGTGATCATGACCCCGATGCCCATAGCAAGAGCAAACAGCAGGAGGACCTTACCAGTACCCTCAGGCAGATGATAAAATAGATCAACGATGGGAGTGATGTCAGGCATTGGTCAAATGTTGTGATTGGTAAGTGTTACTTAAGGTCAGAGATCGGCCATCATTTCATTCAGTTCATCCCAATCAAGTTTAGGATCAGTGTAGCTAACCCCATCGGGAGTTGTAGCATCAAACCACATGTGCTTTACGAACTTAAGATAATCATCATAACGACGGGCAATGTTATACAAACCCTCATCATTCTGAATCCACAGAGCAACATTCCAGGTTTCGTAGTTTGCCCAACCGTTGTAAGTTGCGGTGCTCATTGGTGTCGTTCGTTTCAACAAAGGTAGTATGGATCAGATCGGGGGACTTTGCAATCCCCCTTGTGCCACTTATCCGACTGTCACATCCTCCAGCAGTTCGGGATTGTATTCTGTAATCTCAGCAATCAATTCCTCATCAGAATAGGACGAAAGATTATCCTTCAAAGTATCATAAACGAAACACTCCATTGTTTTCATATCCATCCCATCTAGGATCTGCTGAGCATAATCAGCAATGAGAGAATCACGGTCAAAGGTGTCAGTCATTTGATGTTAAGGTGGGGTTGATTGTAAATCATGTGGTCAAGAATCATACCGATTTTTTGTCGGTAAGTTTCATCATAATTCTTAGAACACTCTTCATACGCATCGTAGAGTTTGGTATAAAGAGTGTCCCAATGTTGGCGACTGATTGTGTTCATCAGTAATCGTAGTTTGCGTTCAGGTACTCATTGACATCGAACTTCTCAGTATCACGAAGTTCGGGAATGTCCATATCGAAGATCTCACCAGGAGCATCTTGAATCTCAGACCAGAGTTCATCAAACATTGAAATCTCTCAGGAACGAATGTAATGTAGAACGGATTAATCAGAACCGCAAGGGGGTGTGTGCCACTTGTCAGACCGTCACACCTCATTCATAACTTTAAGGCGACGAATGATATCAAACACTTCCATATCATCCATATCAATTTCATTCATATCAACAGGAGCAAATTCTTCGAGATTTACTGTACCGTTGGTGTAGATTGGGGCATAATACAACTCATCCCCATCTTCTTGTCCCAAAGTATACACACAACCGTGATTGGTAGAAGTCAGAAAAATCATCGGAAATCTCAGGAACGAATGTAAACTAGCAGGAATCAGGAACGTTTGGTAGTTTTCTGTGCCACTTTCACAACTGGCACATCGGTATCAACCAACGCTTGCAATTGCCCAACAATAGTATCAACGAACTGCAGAACAGTTTGAATCACCTTGCGGGTCTTTTCTGCCCCGTTGTTTTCAACATAGGCACGAACAGCAAACTGATACAAACCCACGACAATTGCAGCAATCGTGGCAACATTTAGCACCAGAGTTTGGTAGAATTTCGAGGCAAAGAGTTTCATGATATTTTCGTGGTTGGAAGAGAATGTAGAGAATTTCTCAACCACGAATGTAGTATGGCACGGAGATATCACGTATGCAATGGGTCTTGTGCCAGTTCTCCGACTGTCACATATTCTCAATAAGATCTTGTTATTGAGAATCAATAAGTATTACTAATTGAGAATATGTGCCAATCTACAAACTGGCACATTACCAATCGATATCGAATTCTTGTACCTTACAATGGACATCTTCACCTGGTTCGAGTTGCAATAACTCACGCCAGTTAATATCATCTAGGTCTAGATCATCATAACACATGATATCTAGTGTAACCTGTACGATACGCTTCTGTGCTATCATGATGCTCTCGTGTATGTGTGCTAGATTCTATCATGCATAATGACGATATGCAAGTGATTCGTAATCTTGCCCATCTCGTGCATAATCCTCGTCGAGGTTCGCATCACCTTGCACATAATGCTCGTAGTATGAGTCCTCGTCGAGATTGTAATCGTTACTGAAAGAGTAGTCGAGATCGTAGTCGTCGTACATAATGCTCGTCGAGAATGATTGATGACTGTTATAGTGTAGCACGATCTCGACGAGTTTGCAAGCCCTTATGATGCACAATCTCGTCGAGTCTCATAATGATATATATGTATTCTCGTCGAGAAATGTTAAGATATGATTATAATTCTCGTCGAGATATGTGTGGGTCTCGTAGCAAATCTCGTGGGGGGTTGACATTTCGGGGTCTCGTGTGTTATAATGCGCGGACTAAACTCACAAGTCTCAGAGGCATTTATAAGGTTTTATCACACTTATAAAATACAAGTCTCAGAGGCATTTATAAACATTTAAAAGACTTTATGAACACAAGTCTCAGAGGCATTTATAAGGTTTTATCACACTTATAAAATACAAGTATAAGACTTATTCTCAACTATAATACACTATTGATTCTCAATTAATTACACCTTATTGAGAATGTTATAGAAAGAACATATTAGTTTTTTAATACCTTTTTTAATTAAATTTAACTTATTTTAGTATTATTCGCTACCATTTTCCAATCGGACACTCTGCAACAATGAACTTAGTCTTATGTTCTAACCAACAACCACAGTGCCTACAACGATTCTGTTGTTGATGATAATATTCGCAAGTCTTACAAGTATCTAACCTTTGCTTCTTAACCTCATTACTAGCATAGATCTGATGTTCAGTATTTGGCACAACAACATCCTTAACAACCTCAAACGTGAACTGTGCCAGATTCTTTCCTTGTTCGATTAATGATGGAAACTCTTTCTCTTCTTTATTGTCCGACATAGAACCATCCCGTTACAACATACTTTGTACCTTTCAGAACTAATCCACCACGATGACAATGTGTTAATCCAGCAGGCCAAATTAACAATGTTCCTTTCGATGGATTGATTCTCTTCTTATAATACAGAAACTCAGTCTCTCCTCCTTCAAAGTCATCATTCAAATAAAACATCCAAACAGCAACTCTAGATGAATGTTGAATAGAAGTATTCTCATCGTGCCAGACG